TGCCGGGCTCGACTTCACGGCCTTGAACGCCATCAAGGATGAAGACGTGACCGTGCGGCTGGCTGACGGGCGTGTCTACATGCTTCCGCAAGCCTTCGTCACGGAGCCGGTGCAGGTGGGCGACGGCACAGCCAAGGTTACGATCATGGCGAATACTTCTGAGCAGATTGGGTGACGGTATGGCGAAACTGAAACTGAAATACCCGCTGTCCTTTGGGGAAAAAACGGTCGAAGAACTCACGTTCCGAGACTACACCACCGCCGGCGATTACCTGAATTTTGATGTGCGAGGCGGCGTAGCGCAGAACATCGCGCTGATTGCCAGCCTATCAGGCACAGATGAGGTTCTGGTCAAGCAGCTGCGCGGCCCGGACTACCTCGCGGCTACTAAAATGGCCGACAAGATGATTGCTGACGATGCCAAGGAGGACAAAGAAGGGGTCGAAAAAAAGTCATCAGAATCCTGACGGCAGTAGGGCTGGTGGCGCGTGAGTTGCACCAGCCCTTGCCTGTTGTCAAGGCCATGCCCACCCGCGAATTGATGGTGTGGGCAAAGGTGGCGCGGCGATGAGCGGGCGCAAAGCCCTATAGCTGGAAATATTTCGCGCGGTGATATAGCGCGGCGCCCGGGGGATGATGCGCCCATGAACGCTCGAACCCCCGTTATTACCGCGACAGTTTCCGCCGCCTTCCTGATTTTTTTGGCAGCCCATGAAGGCTACAGCCCCACGGTGGTCACAACTGCCGCCGATCCCGTGCCGACGGGCGGTTTTGGCAGCACAAAAAACGAACTCGGCAAACCCTTGAAAGTAGGCGAAGCCATGCCGCCCGTGCGCGCGCTGGTAGTGCTCCGCGCTCACGTCTCGCGCGACGAAGCGGCTTTCAAGGCAAGCCTCCCCGGCGTCAAGCTCACACAGGGCGAATACGACCTGTACATGGATTTTGTCTATCAGTACGGGATTGGGCGTTGGAATAATTCCGACATGCGCGCCGAGTTGCTTGCGGGCGACTACCGCGCAGCGTGTAACGCCTTGCTCAAATACCGATATTCAAATGGCCGTGATTGCTCCGACCCGGTTGCCGGGGGGTGGGGAAAGTCGTGGGGATGCAAAGGCGTCTGGACGCGCCAACAGGAGCGGCACCAGAAATGCATCGCCGAAGTTGAAGCGGCAGGAGGGCGGTCATGAGCTTCGACAAAATCAAAGCCCTCGCAGCAACCCTATCTGTTGTTGTCATCTACGCGCTGTGGTTCTGGGCTGGCTATCAAGCTGGCGGCAAAGAGGCACGGCTCAAACTCGCCGAAGCCAGTGCCGCGTGGCAAAAAGAACGCACGCAAGCCACGGATAAGGCGCTGGCCGAATCCGAAGCGCAACGCGCCCGCGAACAGATCCTGACCGAAAAACTCACCCTTGCCGCCAAGGAACACGACGATGTTAAAACCCGCCTTGCTACTGCCATTGCTGACCGTGGCCGCACTGACCGCCAGTTGCGCAACGCCAGAGCTGCCATTACAGCCGCCCTCAACCGCCAGGAGCAGCCTGCCGCCCCTGCCTGTATCCGTGCCGCAGACACCACCGTCTCAGCCCTTGGGAGATGCTCAGACGAATATCGAAACATGGCTGGGCAGTACGGAAGCTGCTTGGCTGGAATGCAACTGATCGAAAAAACCTATAACGCGGCGCGCGAGACGTGCCGCTGATGCCCCCAACAGGAACCCCGCCATAATGAGCGAACAAACGACCCAAGCGAACAAACAGCAACGGATGGGTGACGCCGCCGTTGCCCATCAACTCGGCCTGCTGACCGGCACCGTCCAGCAGCTTTATGCCGGGCTGACAACGCGGATTGACGACATCCGCGCCGATGTGCGCTCACTCGAAACATCCCAGCGCCGCTCGATGGAACTCATTGAGACGCGCCTCACGCAACGCATCGACGGCCTGGAAAAGAACGTCGGCCACCGCATTGACGGCCTGGAAAACCGTGTCGGCAAGCTGGAAGAAGAAGACAAAAATTTCTTGAAAAGCAGCTCCAAGGCAGGCGGTGTTTCCGGCGGCGTAGTCGGCGCGCTGGTCGCGGCTGGGGTCGAACTCATCAAGGTTCTCAGCAGCAAGGCGTTCTGATGGCCTACCCTGCCGAGACCCGCGCACGGCTCCGTGCCCTCTACATCGAAGGGATGCCGCTCTCCGGCGCGGCAGTCACGGTGGGCGTACCCTATGAAACTGCGCGGGATTGGAAGGCCAAGGCAGGGCAGAAGGGCGACGATTGGGACACGGCGCGTGCCGCCTACCGCGTCTCCGAGCAGGGTGTTGATGACCTGAATAAGCTCCTGGTCGAAGACTTCGCCCGCCAAGTGATTGTCACCACGCGCGAACTCGAAGCCGCGCAGATTGCTGCCGCCGAGAAGGCGCAACTGCTCGCCCAACTGGCAGACGCCTACGCCAAATTCAGCCGCGCATTTGCCCGCATCAATCCGTCTTATTCCGCGCTATCCGTGGCGCTCGACACCCTGAAAACGCTGGCGGACTACCTTGCCGCCAACGATAAAACCGCCTTGAGGGCGCTTTCCCCGCACCTTGAAGAGGTCGGCGCGATTCTGGGCAAGCGGTATGGCTAAGATTGAAGAAATCCGCTCGCGGCGTGAGTTTGAGGAAGAGCTTTCCCGCCTCGGCGAAGAGATGCGCCGCACGATTGAACTGGAGTGCGAAGCCTTCCCCGTGGATGCCGCCTCATCCAAGGCGCGGCGCGACCGTGCCCGCCACGATTACAAGTACTTCTGCCAGACCTATTTCCCGCACTACGTCCCTACGCCGCATTTTTCCGCCTTTCATGCGTTCGTTTTCCAGCGCCTGCCGGAAGTGATCGACAGCAAAGCAGACGGGCGCGAAGTCCACCAAGCGCCGCGTGGTGAAGCCAAATCCACTTACGAAACCCAACTCGGCAGCCTTTGGTGCGTTACGACAAACAGGAAGCACATGATCGGCATCATCATGAATACCGAGGAACAGGCCGCCGAGATGCTGGAGTCGATCAAGGCGGAACTGGATACCAACCCGCGCCTGCGCATGGATTTTCCAGAGGCAACCGGCCAGGGGCGCGTCTGGCAGGCCACGACCGTGATTACCGCGAACAACGTGAAGCTGCGGATCGGCGGCACGGGCAAGAAAATCCGGGGCATGAAGCACGGCCCGTACCGGCCTGACCTCATCTTCCTGGATGACCTCGAAAACGACGACAACGTGCGCGATAAAGCCCAGCGCGACAAGGTTGAAAAGTACGTGCTCTCTGCCGTGCTCGGGCTGGCTGGCCCGGGCGGCGGCATGGACGTGTTCTGGGTCGGAACAAGCCTGCACTACGACGCGGCAATCAACCGTGTGGGCCGAAAACCCGGCTGGCGGCGGCGCGTATTCAAGAGCGTCATGCAGTGGCCGGACGATATGGCGCTGTGGGAAAAGTGGGAAGCCATCTATACCGGCGGCGACAGTGATGATGAAAAAGTTGCTGCTGAAAGTGACGCGCTGGCGTTCTACCGGCGGCACAAGCGGGAAATGGAGGCAGGCGCAATCGTCTCCTGGCCGCAAGTGCGCCCGCTCTACCGGCTCATGTGCATGCGGGCAACCGACCACGACGCATTCAACCAGGAGCAGCAAAACGAAGCGGGGAACGATGATGCAGCGCCGTTCCGCACCGTTCAGTTCTGGGTCGACCGCCGCGCGGACTGGGTATTTTTCGGCGCAATCGACCCGAGCCTTGGCAAGCGCGGCAAGGGGCGTGACCCCTCCGCCATCCTTGTGGGCGGTTTCTCGCGCGAGACGATGACGCTTGATGTGGTGGAGGCGGACATATCCCGCCGTGTGCCGGATTCCATTATCGAGCGGGCGATTGCGCTGCAAGCCGAATACCGCTGTGTCGCCTGGGGCGTGGAGACCGTCCAGTTTCAGGAATTCCTATACACCGAACTCATCAAGCGTGCGGCCAGGGCGGGCATTGCCTTCCCTGGCGTACCCATGCCCGAAACCGTCGAAAAAGAACTGCGCATTGTGAGCCTCCAGCCCCACATCGCCAACGGGAAAATCCGGATCCACCGCAGCCAGGGCGTAATGATCGAGCAACTGAAATTCTGGCCGGAAGCCGACCATGACGACGGCCCCGACGCGCTCGAAAAGCTTTGGCGTCTCGCCACGCAGTACGCGGGCGAATACTGTTACACCCCGGCAAAGGCCAGCCGCAGGCGCACCGCAGGCCGGTGCAATGCCCTGGCAATCGCATTTAATTGGGAAGAAGACGATGATTAAAGGCCTCCGCGCCGCGCTCTCAAAACTCAACCAGGCGCTGCTTAAAACCCCGCAATCCTCGCCGCGCTCGGCTGCCGCGCTCGCACTGAACTACGCAAGCGTGGCCACGCTCGACCCTTCCGTGCTGGCGCCGGCGTTTGCCGCTGCCGACCAGGGCGAGATCACCGAACAGGCTTCCCTCTTTGAATTGATCGAGGAACAGGACGCGCACATCTTCGGCGAGCTTGCCAAGCGGCGGCGCTCCGTCACCGGCCTGGGCTGGCATCTCGTCCCGCCGGAAGACGCCTCTGAATCCGAACTCGCCCGAACCGACGAACTGGCGGACATGCTGCGCGCTATCCCGCGTTTTGAGGATGCGCAATACGACATCACGGACGCCATCGGCAAAGGGTTCGTGGCGCTCGAAATCGACTGGAAAGCGGGCGAAACATGGCTACCCCGTTCGATTGAGTGGGTCCCCCAGCGGATGTTCCGGGTCGTCAACCAGGGCGCAGATGCGGGGGAACTCCAATACCTCAAGGATGGCATCCCGGAACCCTTGCGCGAATGGGGTTGGGTCATCCACGAACATCGCGCCAAGTCCGGCTATATCGAATCCTCCGCGCTTTTCCGGGTGCTCGCCTGGACGTTTGCCTACAAGCAATACAACGTCCGGGACATGCAGCGTTTCCTGGAGGTTTACGGCCTGCCGTTGCGGCTCGGAAAATACCCTGCGGGGATG